CCGACTGATCAGCATACGCTCTTGCTTCAATGTTTCGCACATGACAGACAATACGATTCCCTTTTTGAAAATATTGTTGAATGACATTGCCCTGTTTTCCGAAAACAGAGATGTTGATAAATTGGGTAATACGATTTCCGTCCTGATCCTTGCGTCCCGTTTCTACCGCCATGGAAAATCGTACATACGATTCTCCTCCGTTAGACGGCTGCATTCGTTCTGGATCTCTGGCAAGTCTACCGTACAGTGTTGCTGTAATCATAATTTTTCTCCTTTCTTAGAATGGGATTTCATCTTTTTCTAAAAGCGGTTCTCCTGGAAGAATTTCCGCGATTTTAGTTTGTTTCTGTTCAATTAAATAATTTGTAATTTCTCTATCCGCCGCCTCCCAGTCCGTTTCCTGCGCTTTGGCTGCTGTGGCGTCTTTTCCGTAAATGGTCTGCATCCGGGCAGTCATATAAGTGTCCAGCGGTTGTGTTTTATCCCAGCCGAGTTGTTTCCAGATCCGTTCCAGACGCTGGCGGTGTGTTTTGTCTTGCTGTTTGCCGGCAGCAGCGTTTACAGGAATTTGATTAACTGCCGTCGTTGCGGCCTGACGGATAACAGGCGCGGGTTCCGTAACCGGAGCACCTGCATTAAGCCACTGCAGGAGCGCTTTGCCGCAATCAGCCGTAGGTGTAAAATACTGCCCATCGAACAGCTTTGTCCTGTCCTTACTGACCGTAGCTGTATGGTTCTGCGATAAATCAAAGACAGTGGTAAATTCGTACTCAATCCCGTCACGCTGAATAGGTGCCATGCCGACCTTCTGGATCTGTTTCCTTCCATTTACATCGGTCTGTATATATTCCGTCTTGCTTCGCATGGTGACAATAACGTGGAGTGGCGTATGCAGCATGGTCTCTACCAACTGGTTGTGAAGCGGCGTAATTTCACGCCATGCCGCCCAGCTGTTTCCTTTGTACTTGCTGTCTGCCGCTTTCCCCTGCTGGTCAAGCAGGCCGCCTTCTCCGCTCCATGCGTGAGATAAACTATCAATGATGATAAGCTCAAATCCTGCTGCTTCTGCCGCGTGGATTGCTTCAATATATTTCTGCGGACTGTACGGCGGATTAATCGTCACCGTAGAATATCCGCCCAGATCGGCATACAGATCTGCAGATCCTGATTCTGTGTCAATAACAGCCACCTTTTCCAAAGGAACAATACCTGATGCAATCAGAAGTGCCGAATATGTTTTCCCCGCTCCTGACGGACCCGCAATAGCCAGCCTGAGCTTGGCTTTGGATCGATGTGCTTTTTTAAATTCAATCGCCATGGTTATATCTCCTTTATATCGGAATTCCATCGAATCTGCGGCGGAAGACTGCTTAATGCGTTTTCTACTGCCTGATAGTCAAATGAACTGTTAAGTGTGATTGTGACCGTCATTACCTTAGGCCATGACACACCGGGTTCAACCTGCGGTATCGGTACTACAGGAGGCTTAGCCGCCGGCGGTGGAGCTGAAACAGCGGGCAAGGATACCTGCCTTGCATTCTCATCCATTTCATGGCGGCGCAGCGCTTCTTCATTGATTGTGTTTTTTATAATTTCGGCTGATGTGTCCAGCAGCTCGTCTGTCAGGAAATCTTCTGTAATGGGTGTTGCCAAGGCATAGTCTCTATTGGCTTTTTCTATCTGTAGAAGTGCCAGTTCACGGCGAGAATTGCGGAGTTCTTTGAGATCATCATGCTGTTTTTGCGCAGTCGCCTGTTCAGATACTAAGCGAGCGATATCTTCATAGGTGTCCTTCAATTTTGCCGTTTTATTCATCCACTTGGACAGAATCTCGCAAGAGCGGAACTCTTCACGTATTCCCGCATCAAATGCCATTTCTTCATACTTGTGCAGAATGACTTTTGTTACGCCTTCCTGTCGTTTAGCTTCATACGCATCAAGCTGTTCTCGCAGTGGACGTTCCGCTTCATTCACAATTTTTAAAAGTTCCTTGCAGGCGTCCGCGAACTGGTCCATCGGCCGGCGGAGCTTCCGTTTCCCGTTGACTTCAAATTTCTGAATACTCGTCCGGAGAGATACCACCTCCCGGAGCGTTTTTTCCATATCCTTTTGATTTTGATCAGTAACAACCAGCCCTTTGTACTTTTCTGTGATAGCCTGCAGGTTGTTTTTTACATCCTCAAAATTGGTAGTTACATTGAGATCTGCGGAAAGAATCTGCGGTTCAACAATCTGAATCTCTGTTATTTCAGCTTTCATATCTATTGTTTTTTGCTCTTTTGTATCCATTGCTATATCTCCTTTTTTAATTTCGTATAATGTGCCCATCGCAGAATTGGTTTCCCTCCGGGAGTATACCCCGTTCTCATCAAGGCCGTTTCTCCGACCTTATCCGCCAATATCCCCTTGATTGGCGGAGCTTCACGCCCTCTCGGCTCACTGATTTTTGCTCCCACTTTCAAGGTATTAAATACTTCACGTTCCATGCTTTTACCTCAATTAATCAATCAGCGTTGTTCAGCAGATCATCAATAAGGATATAAACCGCATAAGCATTTCCGACTAATAGCCCGAGCTCTGTCAGTTTTCCGTCAGATGCAATAAGCCTTTTTTTGTTTTCTACTATCCATTTTTCAAGCTTTATGTTCACCGGTCTTAAAAGATCACATAACTCATTTGTTACTTTTTGTAATTCTTTGTCCATTTGTGTATTCCTCCTGTTTTTGTTACAATAGAGGCGGAAATTTACCCATATTTTTCCGCCTGCCGATTGATAATTGCAGTTATCAGTCGGCTTTTTACATGTTTTTGATGTACGCCCAGATCGCTTCAAATGCATAGGATTTGCCAAGAGCCCGATTTGCCGCAACTGCATTGCCTTCTTCGTTATATTTTTTATAATGTTCATACTCATAATCTTGTGCGTCCTTATACGTCTCCTTCATCTTTTCTATTTTTTCTTTTAAAATTTTAAGTTCTTCTTCTGCATTCACTGATTTCTTGCCTCCTCGATGTCCAATTTATTAATAAAAAGAATTATTTCCCAGAAAATTTCTGAACGTATACTCGCTTTTGCTGCTCTTATCACGTCTCCTCTTTCCTTCGATTCCTTATAATCAGTTGATTCCTTTTTATAATTGTCAAATATGTATTTAAATATCTTTTCAATTTTTTCGTTATTATTCATTTCCTTGCCTCCTCAACTCTTACAATGACAAGCGTCCCCGGCTGCAGATTTCCTACGTCCCGGATCCTGTTGTCTTTTTTTGCCTGATAAACAAGCTTTCGCAAATCTTCTTTGTCGGTCGCTATCTCACCGCAGATT